AACGTACTAACCGTTTACAAGATGCTTATATTCCATACGGAAGTGTAGATCACCGTGATGTTAAACTTATCCCACTTGCTTCTTCTTCTCTTAAAAAAGTTGATCAAGACAAGTGCATCCGTCAGTTATATAATAACTGCTATAGATTAGATAACAGGATCTATCCATATCAATCATCCGCTGAAGAGTTTGGTGGTACACCACTAGATGAAGCTCTAATGGCTGTTCCTAGTTTGATCAATAAGTTTACTAAGAAGTATAATATTCAGAAGACTAATTTTGTACTTCTAACAGATGGAGCTGGTGGTAGAATTCAAGTTAAGCGTCATGAAAAAGAAATGGAAGTAACTTCTTATAATCGTGCTGGATATGCTATCAATGTAAGTGGTAATTTGGTAAAAACAGATAAAGGTGATAAACTTACTTCTGCTCTTTTAACTAATCTTAAAAAGCATTACTGTTCTTCTATTACTGGTTATTTCTTAGCTAATGCTAGACATGACTTCAACTATGCTCTAACACAAGCAGATAATAGTATCTCATGGGATCAGACTAATCAAGCTCGTAGAACATTCATGAAACAAAAGTTCTACTCATTGGACAATGTATTGGGTTATGACCGTTATTTCATACTTCGTAATGATCGTAAGTCACTTGATACAACTAATGAAGATTTCGAAGTACGTGATAATGCTAAGAAAGGTGAGATAGCTAGAGCATTTAAGAAGTATGCTGGATCAAAGAAAGCTAATAGAACATTGGCAGTTAAGTTCGCCGAGACGGTCGCATAGCTCAGCTGGATAGAGCGCTGGTCTACGAAACCAGAGGCCGGGAGTTCGAATCTCTCTGCGACCACCAAAAAAAAGTGAATTATATTGAAAATAATCCTTTACAATGGGCAAAAAGTATGATATAATATACTTACAAAATGGAAAAAGACTACTTGATTTGGAGACTATATTATGAACAAAGAACTTACATTTTCACAAAGAGCACTGCTCGAAAAGGTTGCGGCAACTTATCCTTCAAAGGTAGAGTTTCGTAAACCTGAACTCAAGATTATTGCTGATCAAATGAGTATCTCTCATAAAGACGTAGACCGGATTTTCAATCTTGGCTCTAAAGTTCGTTATGGTGTATACAATTTGCAAGCACAAATCTTGCCTTTTCAAAATAAACCTACTACTCAGGAGAAGCCTCAAGTGCCAACTAACGTTCAATCAATTATGAACGATGAGATCTTCATTCCAAGTGTAGATCAGTACTTTGTACAATGGGGTCATTTTAGTGATATCAAAGCTATTATTGCCTCTAATTCTTTCTATCCAACTTATGTTACAGGTCTTTCAGGTAATGGTAAGACTATGATGATTGAGCAAGCTTGTGCTAAAGCAGGTAAGCATTACATCAGAGTTCAAATCACTCCTGAAACTGACGAAGACGATTTGATTGGTGGATTCCGTTTGGTCAATGGTGAAACTGTTTTTGCCGAAGGCCCAGTCATTAAAGCTATGAAACAAGGTGCGTTACTTCTTATTGACGAACTTGATCGTGGTTCAAATAAGATTATGTGTCTTCAGGGTGTCCTTGAAGGTAAGCCCGTTCTTATTAAAAAGACTGGTGAAGTTGTAACACCTGCCTCAGGGTTTAACGTTATGGCTACTGCAAACACTAAAGGTAAAGGATCAGAAGATGGTAGGTTCATAGCAGCCAACATCATTGATGAAGCCTTCCTTGAAAGGTTTACAATCACAATGGAACAGCCTTATCCTACTTCTGGTACTGAAAAGCGTATCATTGTTAAGCATATGGAAAAGTTTAATAAGAAAGATCTTGAATTTGCAGAGCTACTTACTATCTGGTCTGAAACGATTCGTAAAACATTTGAAGACGGTGGTGTAGATGATCTAGTCTCTACAAGACGTCTTTGCCATATTGTTCAAACATATTCGATCTTTGGTGATCGCAATAAAGCTATTGAGCTTTGCGTTAATAGATTTGATCAAGATACTAAAGAAGCCTTTATTGATCTATATCAAAAAGTGGATGGTACAACATCTGAACAAGAACCAACTGTTGAGACCAATCAAGATACTCTCAACGAAATAATTGAGGAAATCGTATAATGGTAGAATATAAATTCAATGAAGGTACTCTTATCAGAGAACTAAAAGAGTATATTGACGGAACTTACGATGGTCACTACTCAAAAAATAAATTTCAATCAACTGAATTTATTATTGACTGTGGTCATGGTATGGGATTCGCTTTAGGTAATGTTCTAAAGTATGCCCAAAGATACGGCAAGAAAGATGGTGCAAACCGTAAAGACATTATGAAAATCTTGCACTATGCCCTTATTGCTTTACATCAGCATGACGAAGATATGAAAGAAAATGATTTTGAAAAAGGTCAAGCTGAGTGCACTTTTGGGGTTTACAATTCACCTCAAATGGTATATAATACTAATTACAATATGAAAATCAATGGAGATACTAAATAATGAAACTATCTAATGAAACCCGTGATGTACTAAAAAACTTTGCATCAATTAATTCAAATATCGTATTTAACGGTGGAAACGAAATCAAGACTATGAGTGAGGCAAAGAACATTATGTCTACTGCCACCGTAGCTGAAACTTTCCCCGACAATCTATTAGGTATCTATGACCTAAACGAGTTCCTCGGAGTCATGAGCATGTTTGATGATCCTGAGTTGCAGTTCTCAGCTGATTATAATTCTGTCAAAATTGTACAGGATCGTAAATCAGTTAATTACTACTTCTCAGATCCTTCCATTTTAACATCTCCATCAAAGGTCATCACCATGCCTGACCCCGAGGTCACACTTACGCTGACTGCCGATAATATCGCCCAAATGCGAAAGGCAGCCTCAGCTCTTGGAGTTAGCGATGTAGTCATCACTGCTAATCCAGGCGATGCACACATCACGATTCGGGTAACTGATGTGGAAGATGCTACAGCCAATAACTTTGAGCTGGCCGTTGATGGTCCCCCAGCGAGTGCACCATATCGGTTCATCTTTAACATCGCTAACTTCAAGATTATTCAAGGTGACTATAATGTTAAAATCTCATCTAAACTAATCTCTAGTTGGACTAACGAAGCTAATGCAGTTGAATACTTTATTGCACTAGAAAAATCATCTAACTATGGAGGATAAAATATCTATTGTAAGCGAAGCAGATCGACTAGTAGTCCTTATGGAAGAAATAGCTATTTTACAAACCAAGCTTAAGCCTGCGGGCACTGGTCATATTCACACAACAATCAGTACTCTTCAAAATAGAGTAAACGAAATCCGGGAGAAACTAAATGGATGAAGCACCACAACTAAACATCAATGATCTTTTTTCAGTTATAAAGATCATTGATGCATGCTCTGAACGAGGAGCATTCAAAGGTAATGAAATGGCATCTGTTGGAGCCGTACGAGAACGTATTGCTGCCTTTGCCGAAGCAAATCAGCCAGTGGAGGAAAGTAATGAAGACCTTGGTGATACTGACGACGGGGATGCTTTTGTCGACACAGACATTAGCGACGACTAATTGTAAGTACACACACCAAGTAGGTGGAAACTTTACGCATAAGATTGAGTCAATGACCAATTATCAGCGTAAGGTTTTCCCTTACATAGAAGATACCAGAGCTTGTGTAGTTTCAATGAATGTTAAAATTGAAGGAACAGAATATCACACTAAAGGTAAATTCGTATTTGGTCCTGATCAAACTGAAACAAATGCTTGTATGCATGCTGAAGTAAGGGCTAAAGAGAATATCATTAAAATTGTTTCACCTGAAATACTAACTGGTACTACAACCATGGATTGTACTCCAGATGAGACGCCCATAGTAGTAAGTCAAAAAGACGAAGTAATTGATTTTACTGAGACTGAAGACTTTATGAAAGGTTGGGCAAAACCAGTTCCACAAAAGTCGAATAGAGTATTCAACTTTGGAAACATGGCTAGTAGCATTGGGTTGCTAGTGACTATATTGAAGTAGTATATTATGGAGAGAAAATTGAAATCATACTTCCTAACCTTACCACTTGCAGCGGTTGCTCTTGCTGCATGTAGTAGTAATGAAAAAATCACTCAAGCAGTTGTTATTGAAGAACAACGTGAGATGGTTGAAGAGCAAATTGATAGAATGCCTAAATGGTTTACTAAAATTCCTGTAAAAGACGAAAGCATCTTTGCAGTAGGTACTGCCGTAACTCCTGATTTACAGTTAAGTTATGATATTGCAGTACTTAATGCTAAGACGACTTTGGCTGATAGGATTAATGGTAAAGTTCGTTCTCAAACTAAAAACTTTATTGCTAAAGTAGGATCAACTGATCTTGATGTAGCAACACTAAATGAAGTTGAAAAGGTCACTAAGAATATTATTGCTGATGTAGATGTTGCAGGTTATGCAGTATCAGAAGCTGAAGTATTCCCTGATGGTACTCAATACCGTGCGTTTGTTCTTCTTGAGTATAATGACCTTGAAGCAAATAAGATTATTGTGAACCGTCTTCGTAAAGACCGTTTGCTTTATTCTAAGCTAAGATCAAATAAGGCATTCAAAGAGCTAGACAATGCAGTAGACGAAGTCAAAGAAGACGAATCTAAGCAGTCTGAAATGAACCTAATTTTAGAAGGATTGGTACCAAATGGTTAAACAAATAACAATTGCTAGTTTGATGACACTGGGTGCGTGTCATCCAGCTTTAGCACATGAACCTAATGTGACAGATTATAATAAGTCTGTGATTAATCAAGTTCC